TACAGCAACAAAGGGCTAAAAAGTCTAGTGCTGGTATCGGGGACCAGTTTGGTGTAAGTACAGTAGCTCGTGAAGTTATTGATGCTCGTATAGCGCAAGAAAAAATGCAAGAAATCGCAACAATGGTTGATATGCGTTTTGGGCCTGGTACATGGAAAGGCATTGTAGCTGAAAGAGCCAAACGAATACAGGAAGCTAAAGAGGCTCAGGCGGCAGCAAAACGAGCCGCTAGAATTGCACACGAAGAAATGATGGAAAATGTACAAACGGGTGTATTAGTCAGTTTAGTGGTGGGTGCAGCAGTGGGTCTTATAATTTTAGCTTTTGCTATACTACCTAAATAACTTGGAGTTTAATTAATATGGCAGGTCGAAACTATAGAGCTGAGTATGATAAGTACCATGCAAAGCCTAAACAAAAGAAACGACGCGCATCCCGTAATGCCGCTAGAGCAATCATGGCTAAAAAGGGCAAGGTTACTAAAGGTGATGGCAAAGATGTACACCATACAACAGGCAACCCCATGAACAACAAAAAGCTAGCCGTAAAATCACGTAGTGCAAATCGTTCTTTTAAACGTACTAAATCAGGAAAAAAGGTGAATCCTCGTGCCTAAACAACTTACAGAATTGCAAAACAACTTTTTAGATGCCCTATTTGGCGAAGCCAAAGGTAACTACGCAAAAGCTATGCGTTTAGCTGGGTACTCGACAAGTACTAATCCATATGCTATAATACAGTCATTACGTACAGAAATTATAGAACGTGCTGAATTAGAAATGGCAGCTAACGCGCCTAAAGCCGTTTTATCAATGGTTGGTGTTATTGACGACCCTTCAGCCGTAGGTAATAGAGAAAGACTAGCTGCTTCCCAGCAGGTATTGGATAGAGTTGGACTTTCTAAAGTAGAAAAATTAAACGTTTCTTCAGATAAACCAATTGGGGTATTTATTTTACCAGCAAAAGATGATGACACTAGCTCAGAAATTGAATCCAACTGAACGATACGAAAGAACCAATGGCCCCAGAGTACCGTGGGGATATAAGAGGTCAGAACATGACCGCCAGCTCCTAGAGCCCGTTAATGAGCAACTGGAGGCGCTGGAGCAGGGTTTAGACTATTTAAAGGCATCCTCCTACCCAGAAGTGGCAAGATGGCTTACAGAGTACACAGGGCGCTCTATAACCCCTATGGGTCTGTGGAAACGTGTAAAGACAGACAAATCAGACAGACGGAAGTATGCTGAACAAAAACGCCGTACCGCCAAGGCCCAAAACGAAGGCAACATCAACACCTCAAACTAAAGAGGAAAAAGAACAGGCTCGTCTAGCTAAACAAAAACGTTCTGCACGTATGCAACTTAATATGGCGCAGAAGAAAATAAACAAGCTTGAACGCCTTGAGAACCCCGAACCCGAAATGCAGATTATGGGAACTGGGGGATTTGAAGTTGAAGAGACTGAAGATAAGATTCTATTTGAGCCAAACCCTGGCCCACAAACTGATTTTCTTGCTGCCCCTGAGCGCGAGGTACTTTATGGGGGCGCCGCTGGGGGCGGCAAGTCATACGCTTTAATTATTGACCCGTTGCGGTATTGCAACAATAAAAATTTCAATGCGCTAATTCTACGTAGAACAAATGATGAATTACGTGAATTGATACACAAAAGTCAAGAAATGTACCCGAATGCTTATCCGGGTGCAAAATGGATGGAAAAGAAAAGTCAATGGATTTTTCCCTCCGGTGCTAGAATATGGATGACTTACCTAGAACAAGATAAAGACGTTCTACGTTATCAAGGTCAGGCGTTTACATATATTGGCATAGATGAGTTAACACAGTACGCTACACCTTATGCTTGGGATTATTTACGCTCGCGTCTTAGAACAGCAGACCCTTCGCTCCCCGTCTTCATGCGAGCGACAACAAACCCTGGCGGACCAGGGCATGCTTGGGTTAAGAAAATGTTCATCGACCCGTCGAGTCCGGGAAGACCCTTTTGGGCGACTGATATTACCACTGGAGAAAAGCTCGTCTACCCCAGTGCCCATTCTAAAGCAGGTGAGCCACTTTTTAGTCGGCGCTTTGTCCCAGCTAAATTGTTGGATAACCCGTACCTGTATGAGGCCGGTGACTATGAGGCCATGCTGCTTTCGTTGCCCGAAGTACAGCGTAAGCAATTATTAGAGGGTTCATGGGACATTGCTGAAGGTGCGGCATTTTCGGAATTTGATAGGCGGGTACACGTTATTGACCCATTTGAAATACCGAACTCATGGCGAAAGTTCAGGGCTTGCGATTATGGCTACGCTTCTGCTTCTGGCGTTCTTTGGTTTACTGTAGACCCAACCAACGAAACTTTAATTGTTTATCGGGAATTATACGTAAGTAAAGTACCAGCTAAAGAATTAGCTCACATGGTACTAGCTGCTGAAGCATATGAATCAATACATTACGGTGTACTCGATTCATCACTATGGCATAAGCGCGGAGATACAGGACCATCCCTTGCAGAACAAATGATTGTTGAAGGGTGTAGGTGGCGCCCATCAGACAGAAGCAGGGGGAGCCGTGTAGCAGGAAAGAACGAACTGCATAGACGACTACAGGTTGACGAGGAAAGCGGTAGAGCCGGCATTGAAATAATGAGCAACTGTACTAACTTAATTGCTCAATTGCCAACCCTGCCAATGGATAAGACCAACCCAGAAGATGTCAACACTAAAGTAGAAGACCACTTATATGATGCGTTACGATACGGTATTATGACGCGTCCCAAATCACGTTCTGTCTTTGATTTTTCTGGTGGACCACCAAATCAACGATGGCAACCCGCTGATGCAAACTTTGGATATTAATTATGGCTGATGAAGAACATATTGAAGCACTAGTAATTGAACCCGAAACTGGTTCGGAAGCACTAGCAGGATATATTTCAAATAAATTTGAAAGCGTAGAGGCTAGCAGGTTAGAAGAAGAAGAGCGGTGGCTAAACGCCTATCGTCAGTATCGTGGTTTGTATGGCACAGAGACTCAATTTACTTCTACTGAAAAATCAAAAGTATTTATTAAAATTACAAAAACTAAAGTTTTAGCGGCATACGGTCAGATTATTGATGTATTGTTTGCTGGTCAAAGGTTCCCCCTAGGTGTTGAATCTACATTGGTGCCAGAAGGCGTTGAAGAAGCGGTTCATTTTGACCCTAAAGATGATACTAACGCTATGGACGAACTACAAAGCAAATATGGTTTTCCGGGCGATGGTGCAGAACTTCCACCCGGTGCTACAAGCCAGATGCTTGATGATTTAAGTCTGGGTGTTTTTTCTGAAGAACTGGGCGAGTTAGGCGATAAACTACGAATAGGTCAGGGCAAGACCCCCACATCTCAAACGTATCATCCTGCCGAAACCGCAGCAAAACGCATGGAAAAGAAAATGCTTGACCAGCTAGAAGAGTCAAGTGCTTCTAAGCATCTGCGACATACCGCGTTTGAGATGGCTTTGTTTGGTACAGGCGTACTAAAAGGGCCGTTTGCTTATGATAAAGAATACCCTAACTGGGATGAAGAAGGTAATTATTCTCCCATTATTAAAACCGTACCTAAGGTAGAAAATGTTTCTCTATGGAACTTATACCCTGACTCAGATGCAAAAAACATGGATGAGTGCGAATTTGTTATTCAGCGCCACCGTTTAAGCTTTTCTGAATTACGTAATCTTAAAAAACGTCCATACTTTCGGCATGATGCTATTGATTCTGCAATCAGCATGGGAACTAACTATGTGCGTAAGTGGTGGGAAGCCGACCTTGAAGACTACAGAAGCACATATGATGTAGAACGATTTGAGATATTTGAGTATTGGGGCAACATAGATAAAGATGCAGCTGAAGAAGCAGGATTAGAGATTCCTAAAGAATTAGCTAATTTAGATACACTGCAAGTAAACTGTTGGGTTTGTCACAACCAAGTCTTACGATTGGTAATCAACCCATTCACACCAAAGCGCATCCCATACTTTGCCGCACCATACGAGTTAAACCCTTATTCATTCTTTGGTGTTGGCCTAGCTGAAAACATGACTGACACACAGCAACTAATGAATGGCTTTATGCGTATGGCTGTTGATAACGCTGTTCTGTCGGGTAACTTGATATTCGAGATTGACGAAACTAACCTTGTTCCGGGTCAAGACCTAGAACTATATCCGGGTAAGGTGTTCCGTCGTCAGGGTGGCGCACCGGGTCAGTCGCTGTTTGGAACTAAGTATCCTAACGTATCACAAGAAAACATGATGATGTTTGATAAGGCCAGACAACTTGCTGATGATGCCACAGGCATTCCATCGTACTCACATGGTCAAACAGGTGTTCAAGGAACTGGACGAACTGCGGCAGGTATTTCCATGCTTATGGGTGCTGCCCAAATTAGCATTAAAGGCGTTGTTAAAAATATTGATGACTATTTGCTACAGCCATTGGGCGAGGCATTCTACGCATTTAATATGCAGTTTGATTTTGACCCCGCTGTTCGTGGCGACTTAGAGATTAAAGCACGTGGTACAGAAAGCCTTATGAAGAACGAAGTTCGTAGCCAACGTCTGTTACAGCTTCTGCAGATTGCCGGCAATCCTAATCTAGCATCGTTTGTTAAGTTTCCTGTTGTATTGCGAGAGCTGGCACAGGCTATGGACTTGGATGCTGAAAAAATTATCAATGATGAACGGGAAGCATTCCGCCAAGCTGAAATCATTAGAGCCGCTGGCGGTATGGCTGGTCCAGAAGAGCAAGCCCAAGGTATGAACCCAATGGATATGTCCGGCGGCGGCGGCGGTAACATCGGTGTAGGCGGGGCTGCAGTTCCGGGAGAACAGGGCTTTAGTGCCGCACCTGAACAAGCACCACAGCCAGAAGGTGGGCAAGCAATGGGCGCACAATTAGCTAGCATAATGGGAGGACTTAAATGACCCCAGAAATAGCTAAAAAACTTTTACCTCTCGTTAATGTTAAGCGTAATCTTGATGCATTAGAAATGTATATGGAGTCACGTATCACTGCTATGCACCGTAGCATGGAACAAGGCGATGATATGAAAGCCGTTTACCAAGCCCAAGGTGCTATACAAGAACTGCGCCGGTTTCGTACTTTGCGTGATGAAGTTATAGTCAAGGCAGAAGGATAATGGCTAGCGAAAGAGGACTGACTGTACAAATACCTGAAAGTTTTTACGAAAAGCCTTTTATTAGACGGATGCTTGACCCGTCAAGTCCGACTATAGAGGTAGATGGGAAAGAAGCTTCTGTTCAAACAATGAGTATGGATGGTAAACTTTTTCCAACCGTAGTCCCTCAAGAACAAGCGGATGGTTCATACTCCTTAGTAAAATTAAAACCCAAAGCTGCATATGACTTAGCAATGGACACAGGCAACTTTATACAATTTGATAACGATAAAGAAGCCACTCAACAATCTAAGCTACTTAGTAAGGAAGCTAGCAATCTTCGCCAAGCTTACAAAAATAATCAAAATTTTCTAGCGCAGGGAGGCAAGGGACTAGGTGATGTAGAATTCCGTGCTGACATGGAATCTGCTATATCTGATGATAGTTTGTCACGTTTGGGCTATGAATTGTATCGGCGCGGACTTGTAAATTTAACCGCTGTACCATTAGATTCTGACACAAGATTAGGTAACAATAAGGGGACTTTAGCTGGAAATTACTCAAAGCGCGGTTTGGGCAGTCTTGATTTAGGATATGAGCGCGAAATTCGTAGTCAAAATCCTCTTACAAAGGAAAGCATGTATGAAAAACCATTAGCCGCATTTGCCGCTGGTGAAACGGACAGTAAAAATATAGCTCGTGAAAGAGGAATGCAAGAACTAACAGCGGGTCACGAACTTCGTCATGCCGCAATGACATATTTAATGAACAATACAGATATGTCAAAAGATAAATTGTTTAAAAATTTTGATGATGACTTAGAAGAAGACATTATGGATAAAATTGATTATTCAAAAATTGCCGAAGGTAAAAGAAAAAACAACCCAGAATTTACATCTCTACCAGATAAGTTTGACGCCGATATAAAAATAGACCCGAAATATATTGGAGGTAGAAAAAGATTAGAAGTAGTAAACGATTACGCAACACAGGCACTAAAAGATTTAGATGTGCCTGAGTATACTGAACAGAAAAAGCCAGGCATGTTACAAAGTTTATTTGGCATGGAACAAGGGGGAATAATGATGGCACAACAAGGAAAAATGCCGCTACCAATGGAGGAAGCGACATCTGCACCTCAAGGTGGTGGACCAAAAGCAGCTAACCCTGCAGCGCAACCAGAAGGTTTGGGAGCACCTACAGGAGCACCTGCACCAGCCGGTTCATCAGACCCGCGAGATGAAGCTATTAAAGAAGTGGCTCAAAAAATGCAAAATCGTTCTGCCCCCGCACCTATACCAGCAGGAGTTCCCCAAATGGCTGGCTTAGGCGCCCCTATGCAAGAAGTTCCCATGATGGCAAAAGGTGGAATGGCAGATGACAGTGGAATGTCAGTAATGATTGGTTTAGGTGCCCCTTCTGCCGATTATGAAAAAGCCGCCGAAGGCAATCCCCCGCCAGGCGCCACTGAAGAAGAAGTAGCTGACGACCAACTGGTATTGCTTAGTGAGGGGGAGCTTGTAGTTCCCGCTAACGTTGTTCGTTACCATGGCCTAGGTACATACGAGGGTATGCGCCGTGATGCCCTTATGGGTCTGCAAGATATGGAAACCAACGGACAGATTGAGTACGTTAGTGGCGGTGATAAAAAAGCTGATAAAGTCGATGATGACGGCGGTATTATAAAAGCTAACCAAGGTACATACTTAGGAAATCCAGGCACATACACACAAAATCCCGCAGTCCCTCAAGCCGCATCTTCTCAATACGTACAAGTTCCCGGAAATCAAGGAATGAATCCTGCATTAATTAATAACATAACAGGATTGGCTAAACCAGTACTCAATACACTTAACCCTTTGAACCTAACAGGAACACCAAATCCTGGTGTATTAAGTACTGTTAATCCAAACCAACCAGTAACTACAGCTAGTAGCGTCTTTGCTCCCAATGTAGGTTCATACGCTGGTGATGGCACAGATGATGACGCAGATGACAGCACTGACGA